GATAGGCAGCTCAGGCGATGCCGCTCAGATAGGCAGCTCAGGCGATGCCGCTCAGATAGGCAGCTCAGGCGATGCCGCTCAGATAGATATTTCAGGTAATGACAGTGTGGCGGCAGCAATAGGCCGAAATAGCAAAATTAAGGGCGCTGTTGGTAACTGGATCACTTTAGCCGAGTGGAAATATAGTAAAGAAAAAGAAAGATATGTTCCGGCTTGTGTTCGCTCTGCTCAAATTGATGGAGAGAACTTAAAGCCTGATACATGGTACATACTGCTAAATGGTGAATTTGTGGAGGTTTAATAATGAATATTTACCAGATTGATTCTCAGATAACGGCGGTAATCGAAGCTTCCATTGACCCGGAAACCGGCGAACTACTGGATATAACAGAACAGCTTGAAGCTTTGCAAATGGCAAGAGAGAAAAAGATTGAAAACATAGCCTTGTACCGCAAAAATGAGGCTGCTATGGTGGCAGATATAGCAGCAGAAATAAAAGCCCTTACAGAAAGAAAAAAGCGCCATGAGGCCGCTGTAGAGCGCATGGACAAGCTGCTGGGGTATGCGACAGGCGGTATCAAATTTGAAAGTGCTAATTGCCTTGTAAAATTCACAAGTTCTGTATCAACGGGAATTGAGGATGAAGCTAGTTTCATTAGCTGGGCGGAAGCTAATAACGCTGGATTGCTTACTTTTGCCGCTCCAAAACCAAACAAGACAGAAATTAAAAAGGCTCTCAACGATGGGCAGGAAATACCGTACTGCTCACTTAAAGAGCACCAGAATATACAGGTAAAGTGATATGAAGATTTTACAATCATTGAGTAACATTCAAGCCAAGCTTACTGTACCCAAAAGCCAATACAACGATTTTGGAAAATACAGCTATCGCTCATGCGAGGACATTTTAGCAGCGGTTAAGCCGTTCCTTAGAGATGAAAGCCTAGTGTTGACCTTAACGGACAAATTGGTTTTAGTTGGTGCAAGGATATATGTTGAAGCAACAGCTACACTTAGCAATTTTGATGGTGAGACAATAAAAACAATCGCATACGCCAGAGAAGATGAAACCCGAAAAGGCATGGATGGCAGCCAAATTACAGGATCAGCTTCCAGCTATGCGAGGAAGTATGCACTAAATGGTCTGTTTGGAATTGATGATACAAGCGATTCCGATAGTTTGCCGCCTGAATCTAATTCAAAGCCAGACAGTAAGCGGCTTGCTTGCAGAGCCTGCAAAAAGCCTATTCCTGATCTTACACGCAAGGACGGTACAATCAAAAAGACAGCACAGGAAATAGCTGCTTTTACAATAAAAGAGTGCGGGGAGCAACTATGTTGGAGCTGCTACAAAAAGCATTTAGAGGATAAGGCGGATGAAGCTGTCACTGAGTAACGCTTACAAAGAATTTGGCTGTTTGGTTTTAGAAGTTGGAGAAAGTCAAGCGGAAAAATTCTTGGAGAAGTTCAAAGCTGGTGAGTATGAAATAAAGAAAACCAGCAATAAGAGAAGCCTAAACGCAAATTCTTATTGCTGGTTGCTTTGCGAGAAAATAGCTAAGAAGCTCAAATCCGATGCCGTGTCCGTTTACCGTGATGCTGTTTTAGAGGTTGGTGTATATCGGGAGTATCATTTATACCCCGATGAAGTAAACAAATTCTCTAGGGACTGGCAAGAACTAGGCATAGGTTGGCAAGTGCAAAAGGTAGACTTTGACCCAAACGGTGAAACAATCGTTGTAAATGCCTATTTAGGTAGCTCCACATACACTACGGCGGAAATGGCTAGACTTATTGATTGGCTGAATCAAGAGGCTGAAAACATTGGAGTCGAAACCGCTGACGGATTACATATTCAGGCGTTGCTTAATAGCTGGGAAGAAGATAGGCAAAATGGACAGAAACGGTTATAACCCTAGCATAATGGAAAGCGTGTCTGGTACTAAATGCTGGATATGCAGCAGGAGCACAGGCAAGCTTGATAGGCACGAAATTTTTCATGGTGCGAGCAGAGAAAAAAGTAAAAGACTTGGATTGTGGCTCACGTTATGTCACGAATGTCATTTGAGACTACACCAGAAAGAAAGCCGATATGACAAGCTCTTGAAAATCAAAGGTCAAGAAAAAGCTATGGAGTATTACGGCTGGTCAGAAAAAGACTTCATTAAGCAAATAGGTAAAAATTATTTGTAACAAAGGAGATATGAACAATGGCACTAAATTTAGTACAGCTGCATGGGCGGTTGACCAAAGACCCTGACACAAGAATTACCAGCACAACGACCGTCACGAAGTTCACGTTGGCGGTTGATGATTCATTTAGCCGAGACAACACCAATTTCATTTCATGCGTGGCGTTCGGAAAAACGGCAGAAACCATTGATTCCTACTGGACTAAGGGAAAAGAAATGGTATTGAGCGGCAGAATACAGACAGGATCGTATACTAAAGACGATGGTACAAGGGTTTATACAACCGATGTAATTGTAAATTCTGTTGATTTTTGCGGATCTGCAAACGATAGCGGCAATGGTAACAGTAGACAGACAAGACCTAATAACAATACCTCCAATAACAGAAAAGCAGTTAATACGCAGCCACAGTTTGAGGAGGTTGACGATGATGAAGAACTCCCGTTCTGAGGTAGGACTGCATGGAAAGAATTGATACCATCTATGGGGCTGTTGTTTCCGCACTGGAAACAATCCCCGAAACCCGGAGCAGCGATAAGCGATTGATACTTGAAGTGTATAAGAGCATGGGCATAAACACGCACAAGCCGTTTGCAGAAGTGCTACAGAACGAAGTTCCTAGCACTGAAACAATAATCCGTTGTCGCAGGAGAGCACAAGCTAGAAACCCAAAGTTAGCAGCAACAGACAAAGTGCAGAAGTTTAGAGCTAGTCTTGAAGCCGAACACAGAGAGCTTGCTATAGAGAATGGAGCGTTATAAATGGCTGATGTATCATGGATAAAGTTATATACCAACATGTTTGATAACCCCAAAATAAAAAACATCAGGCGGCAGCCATTAGGTAATGATACAGTGCTTATCTGGATAATGCTTATAACCCTTGCGGGGCGCTGCAACGATGGCGGCTATATCTACATAACAAAGGATATAAAGTACACTATATCGTCTTTGGCTGATGATTTAGGGTTTAAGGTACAAACCGTTAAAGCAGCGTTAGAGCTGCTCACGCAGTATGGCATGATTATTCACGATAGTGACACATTGCAAATCAAAAATTGGGCTAAATATCAGAACGTGGAAAAGTTAGAAAGCTCTAAAATTCAGAGCCGTGAGCGGCAAAAACGCTGGTATGACAGGCAAAAAGAAGCCTCTGGTGAACCTAACGCTAATCCTAACGGTGAACCTAACGCTAATCCTAACGGTGAACCTAACGCTAATCCTAACGGTGAACCTAACGCTAATCCTAACGGTGAACCTAACGCTAATCCTAACGCTAATCCTAATGGTGAAAAAACGTTAGACCTAACGCAACCTAACGCAGCAGATATAGAAGAAGATATAAGAGTAAGATATAAGAGTAAGAATACTAACAACACTTCTAAAAAAAGTAGTTATATTGGCAGTGCCACAAAAGGAGTGTTTCAGGCTTTTGCTGGTGAGGATAAGGAGCTTTTAGCAGCACTAAAGGAATTTGACGAATTTCGCAAGCTGAAAAAGAAACCCTTAACCGATGGCGCAAGAGAAAGGCTTGTGCAGAAGTTGGCTAAAGACTTCCCAAAGGAACAATGGATTTTAGTTATCCAGCAGAGTATCAATAACGGCTGGACGGATATTTACAAGCTAAAGGACGGTGAAAACCATGATACCAGAATGCGTGAACCGGGAAAATCCGTACATGAAAGTACTGCTAGACAACCAGAAAGCGGCACAGGCTGGGGACTACAACACGCCTAGTTTCCTGCAACACTACGGCCTAGAAGCTGTGCAGTGCAACAAATGCGGCAATTCGGGGACTGTTTGCTGGTATGACAGCGAGGGAATCTTGAAGTCGAGAGAGTGCGAATGTATGGAAATGCGGCGGTCAATCCGTATGCTAAGACAAAGCGGCATGATGGATATGATGCAGCGTTACACGTTTGAGAACTACACAGCAGAGAGTGAAGATTGCGAGAAAGTAAAACAGTTTGCCCTTGATTATTGTTCTCAACCTAGTGGATGGTTTTATATTCACGGTCGAGCGGGTTCAGGTAAAACACATATTTGCACGGCAATATGTAACACGTTAATGCACAAAGGCAACCCGATTAAATACATGCTGTGGCGTGATGAAAGTGTGGCGCTGAAAGGGCTTGTTAATTCACAATCTGAGTATGCAGAACGAATTAACAAGCTAAAAACCGTAAAAGTTTTGTACATTGATGATTTCTTCAAGAGCAAAACCGTCACGGATGCTGATGTGAATTTAGCTTTTGAGCTATTGAATTTTAGGTACAACGATTCAAAGCTAAGGACAATAATTAGCTCTGAAAAAAGTATCGAAGAAATTCTTAGCATTGATGAAGCTGTTGGAAGCAGGATATATGAACGGTCAAAAGGGTTTTACTTAGATGCTCCAAGCAGTGATTGGCGGCTAAAATAAGTGAAAGGAAGATAAGCATGAAACCTAGAAGCGTGGCATTTAACATGGACTGCATAGAGATAATGAAGTTATGCCCTGATAACAATTTTGATTTAGCGGTAGTTGATCCTCCCTACGGCTTGGAGAAAAACGGAGCGCAAGGCGGCGGTAAGCTTAAAGACAGAGCGTTTAACCGTGGCGAAATTAAAAAATGGGATATTCCACCTAGCGATGAATATTTCAAAGAGCTTTTTCGGATAAGCAAGAATCAAATAATCTGGGGGGGTAATTATTTCAGTTTGCCACCGTGCCGCTGTTTCTTAGTGTGGGACAAGCTGCAACCATGGGAAAATTTCTCCCGGTGCGAGTACGCTTGGACATCGTTTAAGCAACCATCTAAGTTGTTTGCATACGATAACAGGCTACCCGGCAAAATTCATCCCACCCAAAAGCCTGTGGCGCTCTACGAGTGGATTTTCATCATAGACACGCATTTAGGCAGCGGCAGCAGCCGCATAGCGGCCTATGATGCAGGATTAGACTTTACCGGGTGCGAGATTAATAAAGGTTATTTTGAGCTGCAAGAACAGCGATTCAAGCTACACGCAGCACAACAAAATTTGTTTTTAGAATGATAAAGGGGGTAGATTATGAAAATTCCAGAGAGTGTGAGAATTGGGGGAATTGAATACAAAGTCGAGCGGGAGGAAAATTTGAGGCAAGATACAGAATTGCTCTACGGACAAATTAGTTACACCGATTGTGTTATACGGTTGTCCAGCACTGACAGAAAAAATCCACAGGTACAATGTATAACGCTATGGCACGAGATATTACACGGTATCAGAGAACATTCAACCATGAAAATTGAAAACGAGGAAGAAGTTGTAGAGATGTTTGCAAAGGGAATTGTGCAGGTACTGAATGACAACGAACGGAGACTATTTGATTTTGAGGAGGTGTTGCTATGACTTGCGCCGATAAAATCCGCAAAATGCAAAACGGAGATTTGCACCTATTATTTTCGTGCTTACGCTTTTCCAGTTGCACCACACAATATTTGCTGGAAATAGTGTGTGGCAAATTCGACGATTCAACAGCTAAACTTTGCGAAAAGCACAGTTCTTGCAGCGAATGCATTAAAGAAGCGCTAGAACTTGAAGTATAGTTTAAGTTTTACATCCTTAAAATGAAAGTTTTGCCGAAAGGAGCGGATATGAGTAATACATATTATCTTACGAACTACGGTTACTTACTGACACTGGACAGTGAAGAAATGGCACTGGAACTAGCAAAAGGTCGTAAAAGATGTGAAAGCCATTGCACAGCTAAATCTTGCTTTAACTGCATTAGAGAATATCTTGGTGAAATACACCCCATAAGGAGGATTGAGTAGTGAACAAGGCAAAAACGATTGCACGAAATTTGAGATGTTGCGGTGAGCGGGAAAGCTGCAATAATTGCAGCTACAAAAGCCAAAGTAAAACCCGGTGTTTTGATTTGATAAAGATAGCGGGTGCGGACGAACTGGAACGACTGAACGAGGAAACAATTATGCTGCGAAAAATCAATGCACAGCTAACAATCGAAAATAACAAATTAAAGGAGAAACTAAAATGATAAAGTGCGAAAATGAATCGGTTGAAATGCACGGATTAGGCAAAGAGCTTGTAGACGATTTTACAAGGTTGATAATTGGATTCAAGGAGCTGTTGGGGGAAAAAGCAGTGTATGAATTATTCCTTGCTGCAATAGCACTCAGTAAGGATGATGTGACTGTCATAAAAAATTTAACTAAAGTCGAGCTTGCTTTAGGCCAATCCAACCGGGAGGGGAAAAATGGTTAAGCTTGAACGCAATGAAGATAATACGTACACAGTCACACTAGATGGCAAAACGTATATTATCAATCATATTACTGAGTTTTCAAAGTTGCTTGAAGATATAGGATATTTTGACAAGGAGGTTAAAAATGAGAATCAAAGTTGTGTTGGATGAATGGGGGAAAATGCCAACAAGGGCGCATGATACTGATGCAGGCCTTGATATTTACTCCCCCGTTGATATAGACCTTGAACCACATAAATCATGCTTGATTGATACAGGAGTGCATATAGAAATACCCCGAAAATATGAGGGCAGACTAGAGAGCAAGAGCGGACTAATGACCTCTGACAAGGTAATAACCACAGGCGGTGTAATTGATTGTGAGTATACCGGGAGCATTGTTGCAATGCTATACAACATGAGCAATATTACATACCACATAAGCAAAGGTCAAAAGATAACGCAGTTGGTTATACACCGAATTATCACGCCAAAGCCATATTTGGGGGTTAAATTAAAATCAACGGCAAGAGGTTCACAGGGTTTCGGTAGCACAGGCATGAGGTAAAGCGAATGACTAAAAAAGAATGGCTGGCAAGGGCGTACAGGCTGGATAAGGAAATCAATATCAGGATCAAGGCGCAAAGAGAACTGTTTGTCAAAGCTACTAAAACAACACCTAGCTATTTAGCTACAGGCAGCGGCGGCTCTGCAACTCAGCGCAAGTCTGAAATGTATGCTGTTTACACCGATGAAATTAACAACATGATTGATAGGCTGCTCAGTATCAGACTGGAAATCCAGCAGGCAATAGATACTATCCCTGACAGTGACAGCATACTAAGAACGATACTAATCGAACGATATTTATTCTGTTGGAAGTGGGAACAGATAGCGGCAGACATTGGATATTCAAAGAGGGAGACTACACGCAAGCACGGTGAAGCCCTCCAAAAAATAATAATTGATGCACTGAACTGAAACTTGTCCCTAAATGTCCTTGAATGTCCCTTTTATATGTGATATTATAGTATCATCAAAGAAAGACAAAAAGCAGTGCATTAGTTCATAGTTTGGGCTAATGCACTGCTTTATTTTTTGGAGAATGTAATGAGTTGTTACAATTGCGCCTATTGGGATGGGTTTTGGAACATTTGCTGTAATGGTGACAGTGAATGGTGTGCAGATAGCCCACAGCTACCACAACTAGGCTGTCATAATTGGGAAGCCTATGAAACAAAAGAATATGAATGAACTACAAATTTTCTACAGAGCGCCTAAAGAGCTGACACCTTACGAAAAGAATCCACGCAACAATGACGATGCGGTTGAAGCTGTTGCAAATTCAATCCGGGAGTTTGGATTTAATGTACCGATTGTGATTGACGGTAACGATGTTATTGTGTGCGGTCATACAAGGCTAAAGGCTGCATTAAAGCTAGGCTTGCGTGAAATTCCATGCGTGGTAGTAGATAACCTCTCTGACGAACAAATAAGGGCGTTTAGGCTTGCAGACAATAAGGTGTCAGAGCTGGCAGAGTGGGATATGGATGCGCTGAATGAAGAAATAGACAATATATTTGATATTGACATGGAACAATTCGGCTTTGAAATCTATGACCCATTTGAAGAACATGAGAAAAATGCTGAACGCACACAGGATCGTGTTGAGGACATAGAGAATCTGGGCAAAGCAACCTATGCGGGAGCGGGCTATTATGATATTCCGATTATTCAGCCAGTATATGAGCTACCAGAAATCAAGGAATGGATAGGCTTTAACTATGTGCTGAGTGATGAAAACCCGGAGGGCAAGGCCGTACACTTTTTTATTGACGATTACCAATTTGAAAGGATATGGAGCAACCCGGAAAAGTATGTTGAAAAACTTAGCCAATATGTTTGCGTTGCAAGCCCTGATTTTTCGCCATACGGTGACATGCCAATGGCATTACAAATATACAACCATTATAGGAAACATTGGGTAGCAGCGTTCTTACAGTCGCACGGAATAACTGTGATTCCAACAATCAGGGCAAGTACGAACCCGAAAAGCTTTGATTGGTATTTGGACGGTGAGCCTGAAAATGGTATTGTGCTCATAAGCTCTATGTGGTCAAACAATGATGAAATGCGGCCTATATTTGAAAAGGAGTACAACACGATGTATGAACGGCTACACCCAAGCAAGGTATTTGTATATGGGAAAGAAGTAACCAAGCTGCAAGGCAATGTTGAGTACATAAAATCATTTTCGCAAAAGAGGTGGGGTAATGCCTAAAGCAAATCGGGGGGGGCAAAAGAAATGGAAGCATTGGAAAAATCCACGGTCTAAATGTAACGATGCCCGATGGCGAAGAAAAAACCTACTTTTTTGAGCAAAGCAAAGGGAAAAATTATTACCATGATACTGTTGGCGGCATTGCCGAACCCACGCCACAAAATATGACACCTAAAGAAATGATGGAAAGAATGGCGGCAAACGGTGCAAAAGTATCTATTATGTCTGTAAACGAACGGAAAAAAATCGAAGCTGAGTATAGAAAGGACAGACAACAAACGAACGATTTCTTGAATCGGGCTTATTTAACTGACAAAACATTTGTCAAAGGCAGTAGAGCTGATAGAACTGCAAGGAGAGCAGCAAAACGCAGTAGATAACATTGTATTCAAGCAAAGGAAGTGATATAATTGCCAAAAGGCGGTAGAGGTGGAAAGCGCAGAGGCGGTGGTGGCGGTCAGCCAAATTGGAGTAAATCGCCTAATCCGTATCAAATACCCGCAACGCTGAGTGAAGCAATCGGCAAACAAGGTGCACCTAAGAGCATGTCGGAAGCATGGTTTGATTCTAACCCATATTATAGCCCTAATTACGCAGAATTTAGCGAAAACTGCCAACGGTGCGTTATGGCGTATGAAATGCGTAGACGTGGTTATGATGTTGAAGCGCTTCCAACTTATGAAACTGATACCATGCCACAATATAACGAATGGACAAAGGCTCTGTCTGGTATGACAACCGTTGATGTTGGCAGAACAACCGAAAGAGGCACTATTGGAGCTATCGAACGTCAAATGTCCGAGTGGGGCGAGGGCGCAAGAGCCATTTTAAGGATTAAATGGGCTGGTAGTAATCGTGGCGGACATGTTATAAATGTTGAATATAAAAACGGAAAATTAAACGCCTATGACGTGCAAGTTGCAAGAGATAGTCACCAAAATTCGGCAGGCGGTAAAGAATTGCTTAAAGAATATATGCAGTATACTACTTTAAGTCGTACTCAGCTATTGCGAACGGATAATGCCAAAATTACTGATAACATGCGATTTATGGTCAAGAAAAAATAGGAGGAATAAATAATGGTTACTTTTGAAGAAGCATTAGAAAGGGCAAATGAACTTTTGGACAGACCAGCCAAAGCTTGTGACGAATTTAAGCAGGCGTATAGGTTTAATGATTGTTCGGATTCATACGGAGGATTCACAGATGTTGTGATTCTTAAAGAAACCGGTGAAGCACTAACTTTCGTTCAATTTATAACCCGGTATCATCCAGAAAAAAGGCCTAAAAAGATTCCCTTAAAAAAGAAAGTGAGGAAGTAATGGCAACAACGAAAAAGAAAGACACGTCAGGGCGTGGCGGTAAAGTCCTAACTGATGAACAGAAAATAGCCCTGATAAAGACAGGAAACCCAAACGGCAAGGTTAACATTAAGCCAAAGGGCAACAAGAAAAAGTAATAGAGGTATTCATAGGATAGAGTGTTAACGCTCTATCCTATTTTTATTGGGAGGGGCTTGCATGGGTAATAGAAACCCTAAACAAGATGCCAACCTTAAACGTGGAAACCCTAAAACACAATTCGGAAGCGGTCGGCAAGCGGTCGAAATGGGCAGAAAAGGCGGCCTAGCTTCTGCTGAATCAAAACGCAACGTCAAAAAAATAAGCTCATTAGCGGCAAAGATAGCGGCTAATCCAGTGCCAGACGGTAAACCTAAAGCCACGCTATTACGAATGGGTGTAGCAGAGGAAGATATGACCTGTGATGCCCTAATTGTTGCTGGGGTATACGGCAAAGCTGTACAAGGCGATATAAAGGCTGTTGATAAGTGGGAGGACTGGATAAATCGAGAAGCTGAAACAGGGTTATCCGAAGAAGAAAAGGCACTTAGCAAGGTGAGAGCTAATTATCTGTCAAACATCAATAGCAACTTTGGCGCTGCTAGTGTCTATGCCTTGAAGCACATATATACTCACTATGACATGAGCGGCGGTAGAGGCAGTACAAAATCTTCATGGGTTTCACTAACTGTTGTTAGGCTAATAATGGAAGCACCAGAGCATGATATACATGCTCTGGTTTTGCGTAAGGTTGGCAACACTATAAAAGATTCCGTCTTTGCACAGTACCAGTGGGCAATTGCCACGCTTGATGTTGCCGATTTTTGGGAAGCAAAGCAAAGTCCACCAGAGCTTATTTATAAGCCTACTGGACAACGCATTTTATTTCGTGGCGCTGATAAGCCAATGAAATTGAAGTCAATAAAAGTACCGTTTGGCTATATAGCTATAACGCATTTTGAGGAAAAGGATCAGTTTTCTGGTAGGGCTGAAATACGAAATATATTACAGTCGACAATGCGTGGCGGTGAAAAATACTGGAATTTTGAAAGCTATAACCCGCCTATTAGCCGGGATAATTGGGCAAACAAGGACAGTGCAGAAGAACGAAGCGACAGATTCAGCCTGAGAACGAATTACCTAGAGCTAGATAATCAGTCATGGTTAGGTGAACAGTTCCTAGCAGAAGCTGAACATTTGAAATCTACAAATTTCCGAGCATATCAGCATGAATATTTAGGAATACCAGTAGGCACAGGCGGTAATGTTTTTGATAACTTAGAGCTGAGGGAAATAACCGACGAAGAAATAGCCCATTTTGATAGAATATATCAAGGTGTTGAC